TCTTCTGCGCCTTCGGCTTTGCCTTTTCCCGAGCTTCGGCGCGGAGCGCCTTCTTGGCGGCGCTGGGATCAACGCCGTAACGCTCCGCCGTCGCGATGAGGTACGTCGGCTCGTTGGTCGAGTAAGAATTGACCGCCAATTCAGGCGCGATCGCGATCTCCATGAGCAGCAGGGCCAGCTGGCCGGCAGAGAGCCCGTCGATTCCGGCTCGGACCTCGTCGTGGTTCTTGGGGTCCCATCCCCAAAGGCGGCATACAGTCGGTCTGAGATCGTTCCACAGCCGCGCCATGGAAGCTTGCGCGATCATGAGCAGATCTTCGTGCTTGAGTGTCTCCCCCGCGCTGATGCGCTCCGATACTGCAGCGTGGATGCTTTCGAGCGTCCCCCGGCGCGAATCGCGCTCGAGCTTGCTCTTGGCTTCCTCTTTCTTCATCCGTTCCCGGTGTGCGTCTTGGCTGGACTTGATGCCCTTGTCTGCCAGCGCCTTGATAATCGCCTTCTCCGGAACCATAGCGATCAGCTCGCCGCTGTGCGGATTCTCGACCATCACGGTGGGGGGCATATCGTCGCCGAGGACCTCGGCATAGGACTTTCCGCCCGTGCTGTGCTCCCAAGAGCTCGCATCGGGCTTGACGTAGCCGCGAGGGTACGAATGCTCGCCCGGGAAAATCTTCTCCGCTTCCTTGCCCTGGATGACCTTTTGCCCGGCCTGCTTGGCGGCTTCAGCCAGCTTGGCGACGTGGGCCTGCTTCTTTTGGTCGAAGCACGAAGGGTCCGTGCAGACGTCTGCACTCTCTACATCCGAGAACAGTTCCGGTTGCGCTCCGGTGCGCTTGACGCAGCTGGTGCAGGAGCCGGCCGTGGGGAGCAGGTCGGCTTGGGCGATCGGGAACGCTGCGCGCTTGAGCTCGAGCATGTAGGTTTCTTGAATGTGCTCTGCAGCTTGACGTGCGGACATGGGGCCGTCAGTCCGAGAGTAGTAATCCTCGGCTTCACCGGTGACGACCTCATGAAGCGCCTTGAGCTGCAACTCCCGAACCGGGATGCGGGCGACCAGCAGCGCGACGGAGGCGGTGAGCTTATCCTCGTAGAACGCCGTACGCGCCTCGGGTTGTAGGTCGCACAGTTTGAGGCGGGCGTAGATATAGGCGCGGGACTTCTTGAGGCGCAGCGCCATTTCATTCACGCCGTACTCGGCGTTGTCCTTGTTCGCCGCGAGCAGGGCCTCGTAGCTCTCCGCCTCTTCAATCGGGTGCAGGTCCTGCCGCTGCAGGTTTTCGATCACCTGCAGTTCAAGCATTTCGAGGTCGTCGACGGCGATGATACGGACCGGAACCTGTGCCAGCTTCGCAATCCCAGCTGCGCGCCAGCGCCGCTCCCCCGCGATCAGTTCCAGCTTGCCGGGTTCGGTGGGGTGGGCGCGGCAGAGGATCGGCTGCAAGATCCCGTGCTTGCGGAGGCTGCCTGCGAGCTCCTGCAGGGCCTCTTGATCGAAGCGCTTACGCGGATTGGTCTTGGACGGAATGACGTTATCGCGCGAATACACTGCTTCCACGTACTCGCGGGGCGAATCCCCGGTGACTTCCCTTTCTGCGGATTGCGTCGTCTTGACGCCAACATCGGCGTTGGTTTCAGTGGTCATGGCGTGTCCTAGGCTTGGTGGTTATCCGGCGCGGTGCCGGCATAGACGATGCGGGCGAGGCCTTCGGTTTCGGCTTCGAGGCGCTGCAGCTGCTGGGCGAGCTCGTCGCGATCATGGGCGGCGGTGCCGGAGCGGAGCGCGAGCGTCTGCAGCGAGGCGAGAAAGGCGCGGGCAGCGGAGATTTGACGCTTGGCCTGGCCCCGGAGCTCGTTCGGGCGGGCGGTCATTGGAATACCCCGCCCGCGTTGGGATTGAGCTGGGCGCGCATGGCGGGCACGTACTCGGCGGGAATCTTGATCGTGTGGCCGTCAACCATGATGAGAAATTCACCGGTATTCAGCAGGCCGAACGCCGGGGCCGGGATCTCGGAAAGTCGCTGAGCATCCTGCTGCGCCCGTGCGCGAGGGGCGGGCAACGGTTTGGGCTGGGGCAGAGCGGCGTCATGCCGTGGCGGGCGCATGTGCGCATCCGCCAGATCATTCATGGAGGTGGGCTGGGCCGGGGTGCGCGCGGCCGAGGGGGCTTCGGCCTGGACAAGCGAGTGCCCGAAGTCGGTGAGGCTGTATGCCGCCAGCCCATCGATTTCACCGTCGGTCTTGAGCTTCTTGCTCGTGCGCATGAAGCTTACAAGCTGCGTCGCCTTCTTGGTGTCGCAGCTGATCTGCGCGGCCAGTTGTCGGGTGTTAAGGCGCCCGCGCTGGGCCAGCGCCTGCAGAATCTTTTCGGAGTACGAGGTCGTCATGTTCGGTCCTGATCTAATCGTCATTGGCGGCAATGGAGCGCCAGTCGGCCTTTCCGACGTAGCGCCTGAGCCGCTCCTTGATGGGCGAGGCACGGCGGCGTGCCAACGATTCCGCCGTGTTGGTTAGGGCGATCGCAAGGGCGGGAATAGACATGGCCGTCTCGAGGTCGAGCGTGCAGCGCGCCTCACGGAGTGCGAGGAGTAAGTCTTCCCGGGTCGGTTGCGATCGCATGGGGTCACCTGCGTGCGACGTATTTGCTGCCGCCGGGCGGCTCCCACGCGTCGAGGTAGGGCACGTCCGGGACCGCTTGAACGAGCGATTCACCGTCGGGATTGGTGAACACGCAGGCGTAATAGCCCGAGCTGGGCTCACGGAATAGCTTGCCGCGCGGCTCGCACGCGCGGGCGATCATGCGCTCGCGCCTTTCGTCGTCCGCCTTGAGCATGCGATCGTCATTGGTGACGATGATTTGCGCCCATGAGAACAGCGATGCCACGGCCATGACGACCGCGGCTGCGGCGGCGGAGAGGCAAACGGTTGCTTTGAACTTGGTACCCATGGCTCACCCCCTCCTGTATTCGTTCACTGCCGCCCACGTGCGGCGGAGCAGGAAGTGGGTTTCGTGATGCGCGCCGAGGGCTGCGCACTCGATATCGCGCAGATTGGCGAACGGGAGGACGCGCGCAGCGAAGTCCACCAGAGCAGACAGGTAGGCCTGCGTTTCGGACTCGCGGAAGGCGTGGGGGATGCTGCCGGCCAGGCGGCAGGCGAGGCAATGGCTTCGAACTACGTGGCAGTACGAGCGGATCTCGTCGGCGAATGCATCTGCCAGCCAGTCGGCAGAGATCGCCACGTCAGGGGCGTTAAAGGGGTTCACGCTGGGGCTCCGTTGTAAGGGACAACGGCGCGAGTATAGAAAACCTATCCTTTTTCAGTCAAGGAAATCTATACCTTTTGGGCGTAGGCGTGTTCGCGGCGGTTCTGACGCGGGACTTTTTGCAGGGTTTTGACGAAGTCGGTCGTCTACGGATACATGCAGGACAAATGAACGGCGGCCAAAAGGCGCGCCGTGGAAGACGTTGCCGATGCGGCGGACTCTAGCGACCGTGGGTTCCGGTCGGGAGAGGGTCCCCGTCGCTTTTGTCGCGCTTGCTCTCCCATTCTCGGACTACGACCTCGACCATCGCCTCCGCGCGGATGAGCTCTTCGGTCGGCAGACTGTGCAGCTGCGTCGCGGTAATTCTACGGAACGGCCAATCGGCGATGCCCATAGACAGCCCAGGTAGCGGGAGCTGCCAGCCGGCACGTTCGGCAATTTTGAGCATTTGGGAGTAGCTGGGCTCGTGGCGGTTGTTCTCCCACGCGCTCACGTTGCCTTTAGTGACGCCGAGGGACTCGCCCAACTGTTCTTGATTGATGCCTGCAGCCTTGCGCGCAGCGCGGATCCATTCGCCGATGTTCATGAGGCCAGTGTATGGAATCCCTATACCTGGGAGGGCTAGAGTTTCTTGACCTATAAAGTCTAGAGAATCTATACTTCGCGGCATTATGGATACCTCCTCTATTCATCCTCTCGACCGCGCGGCACAGATTTTCGGTTCGGCCCAAGGGCTGGCAACCGAGCTTGGCGTGTCGAAAGGGGCATTGCACCAATGGAAGCTCGATGGGCGGGGAGTGCCCGCGAAGCATTGCCCAACGATCGAGCGCTTGACAGGTGTCCGCTGCGAGGAGCTTTGCCCCGACGTTGAGTGGTGGGTGCTACGCCGCGTGATTGCAGGCAATAGGGGGCAGCTTGATCTATTGCATTGAGGGCTTATCAGTGCGTCACCGGCGGATTTGCCTCGTCGTACCGAAAG